TTAGTTGAAAACAATACAAAAATGTTTCAACCTGGAAATTACGACCAAATTATAAGAGGATTAAACATACCTGATGATGAAATTTGTATAGAAGTTGACGGTGACGATTGGCTACCAAACTCAAATGTTTTTGATTCAATAAATGAAACTTATAAAGACTCCGAAATTTGGATGACAAGTGGTTCCTTCAGGTATCACGATGGTAGGCCAGGATTTGCCAAACCACCACAACAATTTTCAGATGTTAGAAAACAAACATTTACTCTTTCACATATGAGAACATGGAAATCATGGCTGTGGAAGAAAATTGAAGATTCTGATTTGAAAGATGAAGATGGTAATTTTTGGAGTGTTGCCGGCGACTTGGCATTTATGTTTCCTATGTTTGAAATGTCAGGAGAGGAACATTATAGATTTTTGACAGATATTTTATACATTTACAACGAATCTAATCCGATTAATGACCATAAAGTTAATATGGCAAATGTCATGAAGACAACAAATAAAATCAGAAATAAAACACCTTATAAAAAATTATAATTAATGTCAGAAATACACGCAAAATGGAGAGCAGATAAAGGAGACGATATTCTCGTATTAGATTATCCCTTAAATGAAAATTCTCAAGTCATTGAACTTGGTGGTTTTCACGGTCTTTGGACTAAAAGAGTTTCAACTAAATTCAATTGTAATGTTTTGGTCATTGAACCAATAAAAGAATTTTACGACAAAATGATTGTAGAATTTGATTATTACCTCAAAAACAATAGAGACAAAATCAAAACTGAAAATGCTGGTATTTCCACAGAAGAAAAAGAGTTGTCTTTTGCGGTTGATGGTGATGCGACATCCGCTTATTTGAATTCTAATAACCTTCAAACCGTTAAATGTCACACCTTAGAATATTATTTGGATAAACACAATATTGATAAGGTAGATTTGATGCAGGTTAATATCGAGGGGGAGGAGTACCCTCTTATGGAAGAATGGATTAAGTCAGGTATTTTACAAAAGTTCAACTATATTCAAGTTCAGTACCACAGAATGGGTGAAAACTATGAAGAGAGACATAAAAAAATTCAAGAGGGATTAACTCAAATTGGTTTCAAACTTAAATGGGAATATCCATTTGTTTGGGAATCTTGGGAAAACACAACATTTCAAAAATGAATAATTTAATTTCTTGTAATCTGATGGGTGGACTTGGAAATCAAATGTTCCAAGCCGCTCACGCCCTTTGTCAAGCTTGGAAACATCATAGAGAGGCAGTTTTTTTACCCAAATCGTGGACACCCATGCAAGGTAGAGACGCTTCGAACTATCGAGACAACGTATTCAGAAAACTTAAATTTATAGATAGTTTAGATGGATTTACAAAAGTTCACGAAGGTCCATGGGAATTTTCTGATGTGAATCCTGTAGAAGGCAACACTGTGTTTGAAGGATACTTCCAAAGCGGAAAAAACTTTTTGGGATTCGACAAAAACATTATTGAATATTTTGGACCAACGGAAGAATTCATCAAACAAATTAAGGAGAAGTATCCTCAACTTAATCAAGAAAACACAGTTTCAATACACGTGAGATTTGGTGATTATAAACAAAACCCCCACATTCATCCCAGTGTTTCCAAAGAATATATTGACAAAGCACTTACCATTATCGGAAATTACGACCATCTATTTCTTTTCGGAGATGATAAAAACTGGTTATTAGAAAATTTCAAGAGTGATAATGTGACACTTATAAATGAGGAAGATTACATCGATATGTGGATAATGTCACTTTGTAAATCAAATATCATTTCCAATTCTACATTTTCTTGGTGGGCGGCTTTGCTAAACCAAAATCCAAATAAAAAAGTTTTTGTTCCATCTGTATGGTTTGGACCAAGTGGACCACAAAACTACATGGATATGTTTCAACCTGATTGGAATAAAATAGAAGTAGAATATATAAACGGTGAACTGAAACCAAAAAATTAAATTATGAGCGAATTACCTAAAATTAGAAAAGTATCAGATTGGTGGGGGGACTACGATTGTTCTTCAGCTAGAAATAATCCCAAAACGTTAAAATGGTTGTCAAGAGACACCCAAGACCCATATAAGATTTCAGTATATGTGGATAACTACATCAAAGATTGGGGATTTAATGACCCATCAAGAGAGAAAATTGGATGGTTGTTAGAATCACCTCAAATGAATGAAGGAACTATTAAATTTCTATTAGAGAATTTGCCCATGGTGAAGGAACATTACAAGTATATTTTCACTTGTGTGGATAGTTTGATAGAGCTCGGAGCCCCTTTCACTTATACAATTTCAAACGCAGTACCTTGGATTTGGGAACGTAATAGAAAAATTCATGAAAAAACCAAATTGGTTTCAATGATATCCTCCACAAAAGGATGGTTAAGAGGTCACCAAAACAGATTGAATTGGGTTGAAAAATTAAAAGATAAAGTTGACCTATTTGGTACAGGAAGACCTCATCAGTTGAATAACAAAGAGGATGGTTTAGTTGACTATATGTTCTCAGTGGCAATAGAAAACGATAACTCAGACACTTATTTCACAGAAAAATTAACCGATTGTTTCGCTGTGGGAACAGTTCCTGTTTATTGGGGGTCCAGAAAAGTGGTTGAAAAATACTTTGACCCAAGAGGAGTTATATTTTTGGAGGATGACCCAACATTGTCTTCTCTGTCAAGAGAAAAGTATGATTCGATGATGCCTCACATTCAAAAAAATTTTGAAGCTGCTATGTCTCTTCAAATTGCTGAGGATTATATTTACGAAAATTATCTTAAGAATCTATGAACACCAGTCCAAACAAACAATCGTGCTCTTTAAGTGATTTATCTAGTTTTGTAAAAAAATTTGAAACACAAGGGGACGTATTGGAGTTCGGTACCTTCAGTTGTGAATCAGCAATTTTACTTTCTCAATCGTTTCCGAATAAGACAATATTCACAGTAGACCATTTTGAGGGTTTAGAAAAATCTAACAAAACCTTACCTGAAACAGCAGATTGGTCCGAAGGGATGTTCAGTTTATCAAATCCTCTTTTTGCTAACAACAATAGAATTCCAAAAAATAAGGAAGAGGCCTTAAAAAAACTATCACCATACAAAAATGTAAAAATGATTGTCAGTGATGTTCATAAACTGACTAAACCATCAGACTACGAAATTTCGAAAATAAGTTTAGTCAACATAGATGTTGACATTTACGAACCAACGGTGTCAGCTTTAGAGTTTGTAACAAAGTGTGATTGGAATAAATTATATATCAGATTTGATGATTGGCATGGAGGAAACAAAGATTTTGACGAACATGAAAGATTAGCGTTTACTGAATGGATAATTAAATACAACTATAAATTTGAAATTACCCATGGAGGTTCTATGGGTGGAATTTTTGTTCAAAGATAAATTATGAAATATTTGGTTTTAGGTTCCGAAGGACAAATAGGATTAGAATTATGTCAATATCTTAAAAATAAAGGTCATGAGGTGGTCGAGTTTGACATCATCAAAGACCCTAAACAAGACCTCAGAATTCCTGATGTTCTTGATACAATAATGAAAGATGTCGACTTCGTGATGTTTTTGGCCTTTGATGTAGGTGGTTCAAGATACTTAAAAAAGTATCAACACACATATGAATTTGTTGAAAACAATTTAGCACTAACTCTTCATACATTCAAATCAATCAAAAAATTCAATAAACCTTTTATTTTTGCCTCCTCACAAATGGCAAACATGTCCTATTCGCCATATGGACTTTTGAAATCTATGGGTGAAATTTGCGCCACAGCTTTAAATGGTCTTACTGTAAAATTTTGGAATGTATACGGACCTGAACATGATTTGGAAAAATCACATGTAATAACCGATTTTATTCTCAAAGCTAAACAAGGAAAAATAGAAATGTTGACTGACGGTTCCGAGTTGAGACAATTTTTACATGCTGAAGACTGTTCTAATGCTTTAGAAATATTATCTTTAAATTACAATGATATAGATAGAAATAAAAACCTTCACATTACTAGTTTTGAATGGAATTCAATCTTAGAAGTTGCTGAAATAATTCGAGAATATATACCTTGTGAAATATTAGCTTCTACAGAAACTGATGATGTACAGAAAAATAAAAAAAATGAACCCGACCCATACATTTTAAATTATTGGAAACCAAAAATATCTCTGAAAGAAGGTATAAATAAAATTCTAAAAAAAATTTAATGGAAAATTATTTAGTCGAATTGATGAATAGAACTTTGAAAACTAAAAACGACGGAGGAAAACAATATTTTGAACACGTCTTAACTTTTTTCTCTATCGCTCTTCAAATGAATGCTAAAAAAATCTTGGAACTTGGAGTAAGAGATGGTGGTTCTAGTTATCCTTTTTTAGTTGCCTGTAAAGTATTGGGTGGTCATTTAACGTCAGTAGACATTTCAAAATACGTTTGGAAAGCTCCTGAGGACTTGGCGAGATATCAAACCTTTGTACAATCTGACGCCATAGAATTTTTGAAAAAAAATACCGAAAAATACGATATTATCTATGTTGATGATTGGCACAGTTACCCTCACGTAAAAACAGAATTAGAAGAAATTGATAGGATTAGTGATGAAAACACAATAATATTACTACACGATTTGATGGGTCATAGTTGCCATCCAAATTTTTTCTATCCTATCAATTATCCTGAAAAAAGTGAATGGGGTCTTGGTGGACCATATAGAGCGGTTGAAGAGTTAGATAAAAATAAATGGGAGTGGATGACAATACCCATAAACCATGGTCTCACTATTCTGAGAAAAAAAGGAAAAATAATCTCAAAATAAAATACAAAAAAATGAAATCATATTCCCAATGTGGTCAAGATTTATTTGTTTATAATATAAGTCAAGGTAAACCAGGTAAGTTTCTCGATTTAGGGTGCTCCCTACCAAAAAAAATTAACAACACTTACTTACTCGAATTAAATGGGTGGGACGGTATTTCTTTGGATATTATCAATTTCAGTAACCAATGGAAAGAACGCAGATGTAAGTTCATTCAAGCAGATTGTCTCAATCAAGACTATAATCAATTACTAAAGGATTATTATGACAATGAAGTTATTGATTATCTAACCTTGGATATGGAAGGCTGTGGAGACAGATTTAAATTACTCCAAAAAATAATTGACAGCAACTACAAATTTAAAATCATAACAATTGAACACGATGCTTATTTAGGAAACCGTTTTAACGAGGCAGAAAGATTACCACAAAGACAACTGTTGGAGTCCAAAGGTTACAAATTAATTTGTGGTGATATCTCTCACTCAAGACATCCAGAAATGTATTTTGAAGATTGGTGGATATCCCCCAAATATTTTGAGGAATCGGTTATAAATTCTTGGAGCTGTAATCAAATTAGTTGCGATAAAATTTTTGAAAAAATGAATATTATATATGAAGTTGCAGAAGAATCAATCAATAGGTAAAAAAATAGTTGTTCTTGGTGGCGGTGGCTTCATAGGAGGACACTTAGCTAAAAGATTAAAAGAGGAAGGAAATCACGTTAGAATTTGTGATATAAAAAAACACGAATATTTTTTTCAAGATGAAATTTGTCACGAATTCATTTTGGGGGATTTAACTGACCCTAAAGTTGTTGACTTGGTCATCGAACAGGATGTCGATGAATTATATCAACTAGCAGCCGATATGGGAGGTGCTTTGTATATTTTCACAGGCGAAAATGATGCAAATTTAATGCACAATTCCTCTTTGATAAATTTGAATGTTGCCAATGAATGTGTTAAGAAAAAAGTAAAAAAAGTTTTCTATTCCTCATCGGCATGTATGTATCCAGAACACAACCAACTAGACCCCAATAATCCAAATTGTGAAGAAAGTTCTGCATACCCCGCAAATCCTGATTCTGAATACGGATGGGAAAAACTTTTTTCAGAAAGAATTTATTTGGCTTATCACAGAAATTATGGTTTAGATGTCAGAATAGCCAGATTCCATAACATATTTGGACCACAGGGGACATGGACAGGCGGACGTGAAAAATCTCCCGCAGCGATGTGTAGAAAAGCCGCAGAACTAAACGACGGTGAAGAGTTAGAAGTTTGGGGGAATGGTCAACAAACCAGGTCTTTTCTATATGTCGATGAGTGTGTTGAAGCTGTTCTAAGATTGATGAATTCTAAATTCACTGGTCCCGTCAATATAGGAAGTGAAGAAATGGTGACAATCAACCAATTAGCACGAATGGCTATTGAATTTTCAGGAAAAAATATTAAAATAAGAAACATAGAAGGGGATGAATTCCTTTCGAAGTATGGTTTCAAATGTCCATTAGGTGTTAAAGGTAGAAACTCAGACAATAAACTATATAGAGAAAAAATTGGTTGGGAAGTCAGTCAACCTCTATCCATAGGATTGAAAAAAACGTTCAATTGGATTAAATCACAAATAGATACATTAGAAAAAGAAACACCGTGGATTTATGAAAGTCCCGATGGTGGAAAAACGGTTTATAAACGAGAACCCCAAAAAACAAAAAAAATCAAAGTTAAATGAGTAGAACTAAAAAAAATCCAGCTCCTACCCCAACTTTAGAAAGTTCCAATTACAAAACAAAAAAAGAGTACATAACTTCAATTTTAAAAAAGAAAACAAAACAAAAATTTTTATCAGAAAGTCAAAAAGAGTATTACGAGAAGTTATCAAATAATCAGATTACAATCTGTTCGGGTCCTGCAGGAGTTGGTAAGAGTTATATTGCAATGAAATGTGCGGTTGATTTATTATTTGACCCAGAAACCCCTTTTGAAAAAATTATAATCGTAAGACCAGCGGTAGAAGCCGAAGAAAAATTAGGTAGTTTACCGGGTGGCGTAGAAGAAAAACTTGACCCTTATATTTTCCCCTCATACTATCTTTTAAATAAAATCATAGGAAAAGAATTACGAGAAAAATTAAAAGAGATTGAAGCCATTGAGGTCTTTGCATTGGCTTATATGAGGGGTATGAATATTGACAATTCGATTTTAATTTTTGAAGAAGCTCAAAATTCTACTCCAAGTCAAATGAAACTTCTTCTAACAAGAATAGGTTTCAATTCTAAATTTTTTATTTCAGGGGATTTAGAACAGTTTGATAGACACAAAGACAAAACTCAAACAGGTTTATGGGATGCGATGAAAAAATTTAGAGATTTTACTGATGTAGGAATTCATGAATTTAAAGACACTGATGTTGTAAGAAACCCTTTAATAACACAAATATTAAAAAGATACGAAGAATGAAAATCGGAGTTGAAATAAATGGTGTTTTACGAAATACACTTGGAAAAATTCAACAAGAATATCAAAAGTGGTATATTGATAATCCATTCAAGGAAGAGTCAGAGTTTGAATATCAAGTTAAATCGGACGTTACGAGTTTGAATATTTCAGAACATTTAGCTTTCAAAGATAACGATGAACTTTATAATTTTCTGTATAAAGAACACACTATGGAAATCTTCGGTCACGCAGGTTCAGTAGAGCCTAATGGACTTTTGGATTTGAATAATTTATATTTGGAACTTCGGGATGAACATGAATTTATAATCGTATCAGATGAAATTGGTAAATCAAAACCCGCATCTCTTTTTTTTATATCTAAATTTGGAAGTCTTATTGAACACGTTTTATTTTATAGTGAAATAACAATCGATAACTTATGGTCTAATGTTGATATATTAGTAACCGCTAATCCAAAATTATTGTTGAATCATCCTGAAAACAAAACTTTAATAAAGTATGAAACTTCTTATAATTCAGATACAGAAATAATTCACAAAATAAAATCTATAAAAGACCTAAAAAATAAATTACAAGAAATATGTTAAAAATATTAAACGAAAATTACTTTGTTGATTTGGATGAGTTGGAAAGGTACTTGGATATCTATGAGGTAAGTTCAGAATCATCTAGTGGATTTACCGAAACAAGAGTCAACATTGTGAAATTTGAAATCGTTAAAATGCTCATGGAAGTAGTTTTATCTGAAAATGAAGAGATGGACGATAAATTAGGTTTGAAAAGTTCAAACAATTTAAGCGTTCCTTTCAAATTAGCATTCAATAGTTTATTAAATAAAAAGTTAATCAATCATTACTAATATGGAAAATATCTCCAAAGAAAAGGTTTTAGCCTCAATAACAAATCTGAAGGAAAAGAAATCAAAGATTTATTTTTTTGTACAAGATACAAAAGGAAATGCAAGAGCATCTGTTAGATACATTTATCAAATTGCAATGGAGTTAAAAAACTCTAATTTCAACCCTATAATTTTACATGAAAAAAATGATTATATGGGTGTGGATAAATGGTTAGATGCAGAATTTATGACAATACCTCATCAATCGATTGAGAATCAAAATCTTCAAATTGCACCCGAGGACTTTTTGGTGATTCCTGAACTATTCGGTTTCGTGATGGAACAAGTAAAAAATCTTCCTTGTGCAAAAATTGTTCTTACACAATCATATGCTTACATGCTCGAAACACTACAACCCGGTCAATCTTGGTCTCAACACGGTGTGTATAAATGTATAACAACCTGTCAAACTCAAAAAGAATATATTGAAAAGGTAATGAGACAAGCTTCAGTAGATATTTTAGAACCTGTAATATCAGAATCATTCACGAAAAAAGGTGTTCCACCGATGCCGATTATTGGGGTACATACTCGTGAACAAGAAGATGCAATTTCTATCATCAAAACTTTTTATTTAAGATTTCCTCAATACAGATGGTTTACCTTCAGAGACCTCCGAGGTTTGAGTGAAAAAGAATTTGCTAAGACACTTAAAGATTGTTTCCTCAGTGTTTGGGTAGATACCAAAAGTGGTTTTGGTACTTTCCCCTTGGAAAGTATGGCGTGTGGAGTACCTGTATTGGGTAAAATTCCTGATTTACAACCATCTTGGATGACACAAGAAAACGGTGTTTGGATTACAGATTTGACATTGATTACCGATTTTATTGCGGACTTCATTCAAAATTGGTTAGAGGACAATATCAAACCTGAACTTTATGAAAACATGGATAAAACCGTAGAACAATTCAAAAGTAAAGAAAAATTTACAACTGATGTGATAAACCTTTTCGATAATTACTTGACTACCAGAGCAAATCAATTAGAAGAACAAATTTCAAAACTTTAATATATGAGTAACAAAATATCTGTATCTGTAATCTTACCAATCAAATCTGCCAAGGCTAAAGATTTTGACGAATACTTTGGTAAAGCAATAACATCTTTGAAAAATCAAAAAACCGAAATTGAAGAGTTGGTCATTGTTCACACAGCCGAAGAACAATTAGTTACTCTTTTAAAATCCTATGATTTCGGAAACTTGAATGTAAAACTTATAGTTTGGGAAAAAACACCAAACTTCGCATCTCAATTAAATCAAGGTATAAAGGAGAGTAGTGGTAAATGGATTTCTATTTTTGAATTTGATGATGAATATTCCAATATTTGGTTTGACAATGTAAAAAAATACATCGATTCATTTCCTGAAGTACAAGTGTTTTTACCTGTAGTAGTTGAAACTGATGAAAAGGGTGTGTTTGCGGGTTTTACTAATGAAGCAACTTTCGCAGCTAACTTTACACAAGAAATTGGGTTTCTAACAAACGATACTCTACAGGAGTACCAAAATTTTCAAACTTCTGGAAGTGTTATCAAAAAACAAATATTGGAAGATTTTGGGTATATGAAACCTTCAATGAAACTAACTTTTGTTTATGAATTCCTTTTGAGACTTACTTATAACTCAGCAGTAATAATGACCATACCTAAGTTAGGTTATAAACATACAAATTTGAGAGAGGGTTCTTTATTTTGGAATTACAAATATGGTGAGGATAAAATGTTAGAAGATGAAGTAAGATTTTGGATAAAAACGGCTAAACAAGAATATTTTTTTGTTGATGACAGAGCCATAAAATATGAATCAACAAATGAATAATGTCCGAAACCATTTCAGGTAAGACAGAAGATGTTTCGTTAAAAAAAAGAGGTAGAAAGGCCGTAAAAGAAAATTATTTTGATGTTCGAGAAGAAACTGCAGTAAGAAAATTTCTAATTGCAGAATCATCCGAAGAAAAAAATAAAATCTATAATGAGTTTTTAAGAGCACCTCTCGATAAAATGATTTCTTCTATTATTAGAAGATATAAGCTCTATCGAAAAGATATGGATTTTGAAGAAATTCATATCGACACTCATTCTTTTCTGATGACAAAGGTTGATAAATTTAAACCTTCTAAAAACAAAAAGGCTTATTCATATTTCGGTACTATTTGTAAAAATTATCTGATGGGTCAAATAATAAAAGACCAAAAAGAAACAAATAGGAAGATATCATACGAAGACATATCTTCAACAATCGAGGAACGTCCTGATATGATTTATCGAATAGATGAAGACCACTTGGATACAAATTTAGTAATATCAACCTACTTAGAAAAACTAAAAGAATATGTTGATTGTGAAGTTTTGACGGATAATGAAAAAAAATTAGGGTACGCACTTATTGACCTATTTTATAACTATGAAACAATTTTCACGGGAAGAGAAAATAACAAATTTAACAAAAACATTATTCTTCTTTCTCTAAGAGAAATGACCAATCTGAGCACAAAAGAAATAAGGGGTTCAATAAAAAAATTTAAAAAATTGTACGTCTCCATTCAAACTAAAATGAAAAACGATTAAAAAGTATTTATTGTTATGCCACGGCCGCAAAAAAAAGAAATAAATTTTACTAAAGATTCAATTTTAGCGTTGATGCAAGAAATTTATAATGAACTTGTAGAACAAAGAAATACTGCAATAAGAATTCAAAACAAAATGTTGACAATGTTAAAAGACCCTGAAGACATGACCACTATAGGGCCTGTAATAGAAAAACAACAAAAAATTGTAAATGATTGTGTCGAAAAAAAATTGAGTCTTTCTAAACTTCAATCTACCATTTGGGAAAAATCAAATTCATCAAATGAATCATTCAAATTGACTGATTTAGATTTGGATGATGAAATGATACAAAATTTAATTGAGAAAGATGTTTCCACTGATGATGGCCTATATAAAATGTAACTCGGATGGCAGAATTAGGAAATTTAGACCTCTCAAATTCCACAAAAGAAACTGGTAAAGGAATCAGTGCTGTAAACGCATTTATAGAAAGTTTAAAAGCACAGAAAGATTTAGAAAAAAGTCAAACAAATCCATTGACTAAATCTCTAAATCAGACCACTTCACAACTAAATAAAATCAACAAACAACAAAAGAGGTTCCAAAGGAAAGTTCCAACCTCCATGGATGCTCTGAATGATTTGATTGGTTTGACAAGAGGTACTGGTGGACCTAGTAAAAAAGCAATCAGAAATCTAATACTAAGGTCAGCGGTCCAAGCAGAATCTGAAGTTAAAAAAATTATAGCTGAGGAAGCATTGAAATCTTTAGGTTGTTCTCAAGAACAAATTTATAAAGCCAACACAGCAATAAGTGCACAAAATATAGATTTATTACCCGTCAACTCCACAATTTTTATACCCGTTCAGTCTTTAGACGCAATTACATTGGCAAATGGAATGTTGAAACAAAATATTGACCAACCCATTGGGAAAATTTTATACGAAAGTTACCCCCCTACAGTAGCAGACAATATCATGAGACCATACGGAGGTGAGGTTCCTTTTCCTTTCAACAGAACTTTAAGTGGTTTATTAAATAATAACAATAGAAGTTTTTTTGAGGAAAATGGTAAATTTTATCAAGGAAGTAGTGGTCAAAAATTATTCAATATAAAATATACAACAACAAACGAATTTGGTGTAACAGGAAATTATTACAGAGTCGCACTCATTGACAGAGAAGGAATTGCTTCAGAAGTAAACAAAGTTGGTGAATTTTTAGAAGATTATTATTCTACAATAAAACTTTTTGATACAACAGAACTTATACCACAAGTATTGAATTTCATATCTCAATTTATGAACATGAAAGTTCCCGCATCATCAGGTCCGATAGATAGTCAATCAAAATTTTATACACTACTTGCTAGAATTTTAGGTTTGTGTTTTGATTCCAAAGAGGAAATTGACGTAAGTGGACTTTCTAAAGTTGCAGAACTTGATGGAGTTGACGATAGATTTTTTGAATTTACTGAACAGGATTTGAGACAAATACAAAACGAGGTGAATAATGTTCAGAATAACGTTATAGAATTTGCCGATTGTGAAAACGTGAAACTTCCTGTGGATTTCAATAATCTAACAAATCAATGCTTAGATTTTAAAAATACCGTCTCAGGTCAGACTTTTGAAGAACAAATTACTACTATGGAAAACATCATAGACAGTTTGTCTGAGAATCCTGATTGGAAAATATATCTACCGGCAAGTTTCAACGCTGAAGCTACAATTTCAGAGGGAATAATAAAAAACATGGCTATAGCTGTGGCATGCGCTGCTCTTAGCCCGAAAGTTCTTTTACCCGTGTTTATTTTATTGAGTGTTGTTGAAAGTGAAAAGAATTTATCTTATAACCAAGCCGTAACCCAAATAAATCAAGTCAACACAGCTAATACAAATATCATAACAGACTCGGTAGATTTTATCAAAAAATTTACAAGTTTCGTTATAAAAGTTGTATCAAGAATTGGTGGAATTTTTATAAAAGTTTTATTTGAAACTTTAAAAAGAGAATTAATAAATATAATAAAAATAGTTGTGAATGAAATTGTTGCAAACAGATTAAAAGATTCAACAGCACAAACAAAAGCTTTAGTACAGGCAGGAATAGACATAGCGGCTCAAATAACACAAGGAATTTTTGATTATACGAAATGTAAATCTCTTATTGATGAAATCAGAAACATCATAAACATAATAAGAAAACTACCGGGAAAAAGGCGTAAAATACCTTTAGCATTGGCAATTTTGTCTGATTTTCTACCAGGTGAATCTGCGGAGGGTGCTTTCATAAACACAATAGAATATCTTCAAGAGATAGGACTACCAACAGATGCCTTACCTGATGGAACACCAAATTTGATGTTACTCTATAACTATGCAACACATAGAGGAAAAAGAAAAAATCAGATAGAACAAGGTGTAAATGATACCTACTGTTTTAACGGTTTCTGTTGGAGTATTCCGAGATAACTATGGAACAAATTAAAGAAAATATTACAAATGATGCCCTACGTTTGAAAGAACTTTCAAATGCAAGTTTAATCGAACATTTGTCTAATTTGTCTAATGAATTTGAAAAAATAAAAAATCAAATTCTTACACTTACTTATGAGTTGGATTCGGTAGAGGGCCTATATAATAAATTTTTAAAAGAATACCAATCAAGAGGAAATGTCTAGTCAATCTATACTATATCAAGGAACGGTTTTGGACAACAAGGACCCACTTATGCTTGGTAGGATTAGGGCTAAAATCAACACTATAAATTTACCTGATACACTTAAAAGTGTTGAGAATTGGAGTAATTCTGCGGATGCATGGACTGAAAAAGACCCTCTAATTTTTACTCCTTTAATACCTTATTTTTTATATCAAGTACCCGAAGTAGGTGAGCTCATTCAGATTATGTTTATGAATTTTGATTTTAAATTTCAAAATCAATTTTACATACAAAGTAATTTTTTCTCTCCAAGCTCAACCTTTTTTACTTACAATGCTTCGGGTTCTTATAACACAGGCACAGGCTTTCAAGTCAAACCGCCGAGAAATTTAAAAAAGAAAGATGGAAATTGGGATGACCCAACTGAAGCTGGAATTTATCCCGAACCTTTAGATAACGCACTTTTAGGTAGAGGTAGTGCGGATTTGATTGTCAAAAAAAATGAATTGATTTTACGTGCAGGTAAATTCTCGGAGCCACCCCAATCAAACACTGTTGCGGTCTCTAACTCTAACAGAGCTTTCTTGCAACTTTCAAATTTCGATAGAACAAAGTCAGGTGAAGAAACTCAAAAAATTATATCTACCACTCCAATAACACTTTTAATAAATTACTTGATAGAATGGGTCATAACAAATCCTGAAAATAATGCGAATAAATTTAATGGTTCCGTATATCTGTATTCACTAAAACCATCAGTTAAATACAATACTGATAATTTTACCATAACTTCAGAAGTTTCAATTGCGGATAAATTTTTAATCGACACTGAAAATTTCACCCAACTTTCTATGATTGATACTATAGAATTTATAAATTCCTATATAAGAACGTGTAACGACAGTAATGTAAGTAGAACAGGAGCTCAACTATTTTCTGAATCAATAAATAAATTTCCAATTTTCTTTAGACCTACTATTGAGATGTATAACATTATAAATCCATCTTCAGGTCTATCAAACGTAAATGTAAACTCCAAGAAAAATTTAAAAATAGTTTATAATGGGACTAAATTGAACACAGCAGACCCTGGTGGTTATGGTTTAATTTGGAAAAAGGACACTGTCGGTTTACCATCTAAAGTTCAAATTCAAGAAGTGAAAACTAGTAATTTCGTGTATCAACCCAACACACTCGCTGCTTTGGGAGGTCAAAAAATTTATTTATTATCACAAGATTCAGACATTGAAGGAAAACAAAAAATAAATTTTGCAAATACGATATATGGAATCCCTGAATCAGCCTTCACAGAAAACATTCAAGCAAATACTTCAAGTATGGTAAGGGGTGAAGAATTATTAGAACTTATAAATTTGATTTATAATTTCTTAGTGTCCCATACTCACGCATATCCAGGACTAACCCCTGTATCAAAAACTCAATCAGGAATTCAGGTGGAAGATTTGGACCGAATGATGCAAAGTGCAAGACGAAAAATATTGAACTCAAATATTCGATTGAATTGATATTTATAAAGAAAAGTAATGTCAATTTTAAGGTCCTATATTGATAAAAATAATACTATTATTTCCAACTCTTATGTAAACACAGGAAGAAATCCTGTAGTTGAATTAAATTTCGGAGCATCTGATTTTGTAATACCTAACTACGGATTTACAAGATTTTTATTTGACTTGGATTTATCTCTTTTAATTTCAAATATACAAAGTGGAGTTATATCCACGGGTTGTACACCAGGTATAAGTGGTTTGACACATACTCTTAAAATGACAAATACTTCATCATTTGATAATGAATTGTTAAATACGTTCATGTCAAACGAAAGGAGAAGGGCTAGCTCATTTGACTTATTTTTGTTCAGAATACCACTTTTTAGTGGAACTACGGGTTCCACACAGTCTTGGGACGAAGGAGTGGGATATGATTATAATGATTTCAATCTGAATCAAAATAGTGCACAAGGGGGAGCAAACCCTCTAACCTATGTTGACCCTAGAGCTTTTTCTACAAGACCTTCAAATTGGTACCAGACAACAACAATAGATGATTGGTCTGAACCTGGAGTTTATAATAACCGGAATCTTGGTCTTGTGAATTTCTCAGCACTAACAATTATAGACCAACAACACTTTGAATTTGGAAATGAAGATATAAACATGGACATGACATCTGAAATAAATGGAATTTTAGATGGAACTATAACAGGGGTCACTGGATGGGGTATAGCTTATTTTCCACAGGTCGAAAATATAACAGGTTTGACGGACAGTTATTCCGTCGCTTTTTTCTCAAGACATACTCAAACATTTTATCAACCATACCTTTTAACCAACTACGATGACTACATCAAGGATGATAGAAATATCTTCTTAAAAAACCAACAAAATAAATTATATCTCTATGTATATCAAAATGGAGATTTATCGAATTTAGATACACTTCCGTTCGTTAGGATTGAAGATAGACTTGGAGTTGCTGTTAGTGGTATGGCTTCTCTGTCAACTTGTTTAAGAACCAAAGGTGTATATGAGGTAATCATACCCGACGGATTTACAGGTGCCACACCTTGTGAATATTTTGACATATGGTCAGGTTTAACTATAAACGGACAATCAATTCCTAATGTGACCAATCAATTTATATTACAACAATATAGTGCCGGAATACAAATAGGTTCACAATCAAAAGAACCCTCTATATATGGTTTTGATTTTTACGGTATCCTACAAAACGAACAAATCTTGAACACCGATATTAGAAAGGTAGGTGTAACAATCAAAAAGGCTTTTACAGGTCAAGTTTTATTGGAAAACATTTCGGCATTTTATAGGGTTTATGTAAAAGAAGGAACAACAGAAGTACAGGTACAAGATTGGACCCCCATAAATAGAACTCCCAACGAATACTATTTTATATTTGATATGAGAGACAAAATACCGAACCAATATTATGTGGACATCCAAGTGAATACTTCAGGAGAGAAAGATACTTATAAGAAACAATTAACTTTTAATATAGTGAATGTAAAATGAAACGTATAATTAAACTAACAGAAAAAGATATAAAAAAATTAGTAAATAAAGTTATAAAGGAACAAGAGTCCACTAATTATATGTTCTATAGCAATTTAGAACAAATAAAAAGACAAGCCGATTTGTTATTAGATTTAGACCCTGCAGTGGTTGACGAGATTCTTATGTCAGGTCACGATTGGGCAGATGACCATATAACTGTTGCAAAAGAGAATATGGACCAAGTATTCGATTTCATGATGAACCAGACAAAGACATCTAGCAACATAGAACCAAGTTTGAATGAGGGTAGAAAAAAAACAGGTACAAAACTTTGTGCAAGAGGTAAAGCAGCGGCAAAATCGAAATTCAAAGTTTACCCCTCAGCATATTCGAACGGTTATGCCGTCCAAGTATGTCAAGGAAAAATGCCAGGTTTGGACGGAAAAAAACATTGTTCAGGTTCTTATTGTTAATTGATTTTTTCACCTTATTTTTGTTGTATGGAAAAGAAAATTGTCGGATACTTACCCAAACTTCTTTATAAAGTTTATCTATATCTTCAAGAAAAATTTGACCCAAGACCAGAAGTAACCTACGAAGAAAAAACCTCTATAGGTATTTGTAAAAATTTGATTAAAGAATCGGACTCTAGATTGACCTTCGCTCCACGGTCATTGAAAAGGTTTATAAAAAACGATAATTTTGGAATGTTCGTTGTTATTCATCAAAGAACACTATTCCTAATCAACCACGTTTACAGTTATAGTGTTTATATAGAAAATTCCGAATTGTACAACGAATTGTTAGACTTGTTCGATATGGAATTAGAAAATCGAAGAGAGTCCCTCGAAAAAGAAATGAGAAGTAATATCCAACACTCTTTAGAGAATATTTTGAAAAAAACAACTAAAAATTCTCCCTTATAATTTTTCTAATCAATCTTTCCAAGGATTCTTTTCTTGGTTTGTAAGATGTCATGGTTGGTTTGTTACCTTTACCAACTTTAGGGTCACTTTTTTCGGCTTTACGTTTTTGTTGACATGCGGCTCTTTTTTGTGACGCACTCATTTTTGATGCAACATGAACTGCTCTGCACTTGGGATAACCCTTTGATGAGGCGTTTTTTCTACCACAAGGAGGATGTTTACCATTTTCTTTTCTACATATATTGACCCAAGGCCCTTTAGGTTGATTACTACCTTTTGGTTTTTTTTTAGTTCCAAACCAAACGGCTAAATCTTCTCTAATCAATTGTTCTCCCAACGATTGATTTATAAAATCTACATCCTCAGGGGGAAGACCCGACATTGTAGGATTTAGAGCCGAACCTTCTTCATCATTTTGACCAGTATAAAATTTTTTTAAATACATATCAACCTGAGAAATTTTATCCGTATTTCTCTCAATCCTTTCTCGTTCTTCGGGAGATTCTAAATAATCACCATCCGCTTCCTCATAAGCCAATTCCGCATTATCATAATCATAAACTTTGTTAGTGAAAGGACCTAATTGTTTATCGTTCCAAATCTGAGGCGCTAAAACCACAGGTACTTTGAATTTACCTGAACTAGCAGATGTTGTAGCTTCTTTTATTGTTTTTCTCATTGAAATCAATTATTATTTATAAATATCTCATAATTTTAATATGGAAGCTAACAATCAACCAATCGGATACCTGTTTCAATCTATTGGATATAATTCTCCTGTAGATTTAAGAAATTTAATAAACGATTTAACACTAGAACAATCAATCATTTTTATTACTAAATCACTAGAGTATGCGTATGATAAAGGAGCATTTACAATGATTGAAACCGAACTTATTTCCAAATCACTATCGGTTTTGAACTCTGAAATATCTAAAAAATAAAAAAAGGGTCCCTGAGGACCCTTTTATATTTTCGGTTAGACCATATTATCTCAACTCTTTCAAATCGAATGTTCTAACTCCATCAACTGTGATTCTACCATAGAAACGGTTATTAACCATTTTCTTAGCGTATCTAGTCATGATACCCTTGATAGGTGTGAAGTTGAATGGGTTATACATTGTTGGAGTAAGTTGTAAAGGTACATATGGTGCGTAAATGTAACCAGTGTCAAGAAGCGATGTTCCTTTGTGACCAATCAATACTTGGTTTGGTGGGAAGTAAGGGTCTCTATAAACTTGGTATCTACCAGCTAAAGTACCTACTCTTTCAATACCCATGTTGTATTGGTCTTGCTCAGGTGCCGCGTTTGATACGTGGAAATATTCCAAATCATCAAAAATTGCTGAAACTTCAGAAGACACAACAATCCAGTTAGCACCACCTCTCAAAGTTGATTTGTGGATTTGTGCTGACAATTGGTTGATTGCAGTAATCAAAGTTTGATTCCAGTCTTTTTGAGTGTATGAAACAGCACCAGTACCATTACCTAATCTCTTCCATCCGTTGTAGTCCCATCTCAAGTTCCATGCCGCACCTTTTCTAAGGTCTCTCAAGATTTCTCTATCGATTTCAGCAGCAACTTGCTCAGACAATAAAGCTGTCAATTCAGCTTCAGCATCAATATTGTGGAATGCCGCAACGTCTTGTGCCATTTCAGGTGACCATTGTGCTCTCAACTTTCTTTCAGTAACTGAAACTGTTACAGACATAAGGTCAAATGAAACTTCACCAATTTTATCTTCGAATTCCAAGTTCTTATACAATCTGTAAGTAGCTGAGAAAGCTGCGTTGTTCGCAGTTGTAGAAGAAAATGTAGACCCTGTGTAACCGTCCATTGAGTTACCACATGTAATACATACAGGTACTTGAAGGTCGATTTCCAAATAAATGTCACCATTCACATCACAAATGTTGTCATATTGACCACCATCCGTAAGTGAATTAGGCCACACTAATGTGTCGTTATTATCACCATACTGAACTATACCTTTACCATATCTTTGAGTAACAACTCTGAATAAGTAAGGACCACCACCTGCAGTGGTTGGGTTTGCCGAAACACCATAAATTGTTAAATCAGACAAGAATGATTCTGTATCGATTGGGTTACCGTCTGGTCCAATCAATTTACCAGCTGCAGCATTTGCAAAACCACTCATGATTACTAATACTTTTCTGTAGTTATCAGTAGCATAAGCAGCAGGTTCAAGATTCAACGTTGTGTTATTCCACTGTGCAGTTACAACTGAAGTTACAGCAGATGTAATCGTTGAAAACGAACCTTTCGAATAATCGAACAAACCTGGTGGGTCTAACGCTGGTTCATTACCTTCATAAAATCTATCATAAAGGTCTCTACCATTGTTGTAATTATACCCTTCGTTAGGTGTTGCAGGACCATTAGGTGCTCCATAAGGTGCGTAGTGCTCAGAAGCACCAGCAAGTGTTGGAGTATCTGTATAGTTCTGGATGTTAGGTACAAAGTAGAACAATTTACCAATAGGTAAGTTCATTGCCTGTACTGATACGATATCGTTAGCTAACAATTTAGAGAATACTCTTCTAACGATAGGGAAAACCACAGTTTCAAATGCACCTGTATCAGATGTAGTTGAAGCTTCGTTTATTAAATAGCTAGCTTGGTTTTCATAAAGCTGAGCGATGTTTTCTCTCATGTGACCTTTAAGACCCTCTAAGAATCCTAATTTGTCCCATTTTCCGATTGTGTCTTCTTTGATAACTTTAAGGTGTTTTAGACCGATATTACCAACAAGACCTGATTCTAATAATGCTCCCATTGTAGTATTATTTTTGTTTTAATTTATTTTTAGTTTATCTTACTCATCAAATCTTTCATTCTCAAAAATTGAGGATTTTCATAAGTTTTTGATTCAATAAGATTCACTGCTGAACCCGAAGAAACTGTTTTATTTAATTTTGTTTCTACAGCTTCAGTTATTGGTTTTGTTTCCTCAGTAGATAATTCGTCCTTGATTGCTTTGTAAAGATTTTTTGATTCTTTCAAAGTTTCAACTCCATCAAATCTTCTGAGAATGTTTATTTTTTCTTTTTTAGTTGTTGAATGTTCTGTGAAAAGTCTAGTAGCATATGCTAAGTTTGAATTGAAAATTGCAACTTCATTCAATTTTTCTCTGAAAACATTTAATGCTTTTCTATACTCATCATTTTTTTCTCTCAACATACTAACTTCTGCTTCAAGAGATTCTACCTTTACACCGCTATCACTATATACGAAGTTTCTGTTGTTGGTAATGCCCTTTCTGAGGCCTCTACCTTCTTTGGAACCCATACCGTATGTTCTAGCCGCTTCTTTAGTTTCTCTCTTCTCAAAACCTGCATCGTCCCTGCGGGATTTTTCTTTTTTTGAGTGTGAACCTTTGAGATGTTTCATTGCAGTTTTGCCATGCTTCATACCCAACTTTTCATCCTCTTTATCCTTATATCCCTGACGACCTTCTTTGGTTTCAACTTTTTTGGATTTACCTTCCATATTAGCACCTTTCTTGTATTCGAATTTAGCCTTTCCAGTTCCCATAGTTTTAGGACCTTCTTTTTTGTCCTCACTGAAACCACCTTTAGTAGTGGTTTTATATGAGAATTTCGGACCTTTGCCAATTCCAACACCTTTAGGTTTTATCGCTTTCTTGTGATTGTAAGACTCCTCTATAGATTCTTCCCAATTACCCTCGTCTAAGTCATCTGATTCTTCCAAATCATCAGATTCTTCTAAGTCATCAGATTCTTCTAAGTCATCAGACTCATCTAAGTCATCAGATTCTTCTAAGTCATCCGATTCTTCTAAGTCATCCGATTCTTCTAAGTCATCCGATTCAGCCATTTCATCAGCTTCATCATCAGCTTCATCATCAGCTTCATCATCAGCCTCATCGTCATCTTCTCCTAGTTCGATTTCATACATTACTTCGTCTTCTGATTCCATATCGTCGGTATCGACATCAACATTCATTTCAGTTTCAGTATCATCATCCATTGAATCTACATCTACTTCCATTTCAGTTTCTGGTTCATCAAATAAAGTAGCCATAATGTCATCGATTGTTGCTTCCTCCATTTCTTCTTTCATAGTTTGTCTTTTGTTTTTAGACTCACCCATGTTGACTAAATATTCAACATCAGAATCATCGTCAGTGATGTGTAAATTGTTACCATCTTTTACAACTGTGATTGAATCCTCAGGATTCATACGTTTGAAGATTTTGAAAAGTTCGTCGTTGGGTAAACCGGTTAAATCTTGAGTTTCGGGTTCGTTTTCGAAATCAATTTCAATTTCATCCGAAAAATCATCCATTTTATCAGTATCCATGTCCATTTCAGTGTCTTCCACTTCATCAGACATGTCAACTTCGTCGTCTTCAATCTCGTCTTGTTCAGAAAGAGATTCTTTTACTAATTGGTTGATTTCTTCCTTCATAGTTGAAGCAAGTATTCCTTTTGCATTCTCGGCGATAGCCTCTTCAACGTTTTTCATTTGAATGAGCGCCTCTTCTACTAAATTTTTATTTTCTTGCATGAGAAATTATCTAATTTTTATCTTATAAATATTACCTAAAACCAAAAAAGTTGATTTTCAAGTAATAAAAAAAATTTAATACACATATACCCTATCCAAAGACATTATTGTATCAACATCTGAACCCAAGGTTTCATATACCCAACCCTTCGCATCTAACCATGTCTCTGAAGTTATAAAAAATTTACTACCATCACCCATAACAACATAATAAACATTCCGACCCATTTCTTTATCTATGGACAGATTTGTTGCATATAGAGACTGTATAGAACCCTCGAAAGATTTTTTCACCCAAACGATGTCTGCCGCAGAAGAAAAAGAATTGGCCATAACTAAAAAATTCTCTTGAGAACTTCCATTTGTCCAATTTACTAAATAATTACCCATAATATTATCTAATTTCGTACCAACTGTAATTTGTTTTAGTTATGACTTGAAAATCTGAGGCGTCATAATTACGTCTAAGAAAATCAAATACACTATCGAATGAGTTTCCGCAGATGTATGAGGTTTTTTTAGTTCCGAAACTATCAAAATAAATTGTCATATAAACTGGAAGTTCTGTATTCATATTTATAAGACTATCAACATTTTGATAACTTATTTGTAAATATTCTCCAGGAATAGAATTGGTTGGAGAGAGATTATTTGTTTCACAAACAAATGTATTCCTTTTTCCATTTTCCAATTTTGTAACTAAATAAATTGCCATAAAAATTATCTTATTGAACCCATAAAAATTAATTCCCTATCAGAAATAGACTTTGTAATTCCAAAGGTTTGGGCTGCCGTTATTGCCGCATCATAATTCTCTGCTGCTATTAGTAAATTATTTTTTATTTTTGGGTCATTAGAATTTATTTTTGCTCTATAAAATTTCGCATCTCTTGGAGTTTCCCAAATTGTGTACTCACCATCAACAAATTTCATTTGTCTGATTGTAATACCATTTTCTTTATAATAACTTTCAATTTGGGTAATTTGTTTAATTGAATCGAACTCGGAGTTAGTATTTGTCCAAACGTTGGTGTTTCCATTTTCTAAAATTACATTCCAATAACCTGTGGACCCCTTGCCTCCACCACCTTCAATACCTCCTATAGGACCTTCCGCTAATTGAAACATGACTTATATATTTGTAAGTTGTAAATTTGATTTACTTATTTTTATTACTTTACCCAAATTTTGTGACACGTAATTAAATACATCTTTATAATCCGAACCCAAGACAACTGCGTTTACACTAACACCTTCTATGTTTTTAAAAACCACGTCAAAAACAACATTTGTTTCAACACCAGTATCTTGAAATTCTGATAATCCAGCAAAATTCAACTCATACGGTCTGTAAGTGTCCAAATATTGCAAAAAGTAAGAAAAGTTGTTTGTGTTATATAAATAATCATAATCAGTACCTTCAATATTACCTGATGCAACAATTCTTTTTACCATAACCAATAAATATCACCAAAAAAAAAAGTGGTCGTTTGACCACTTTTATTTTTCTATAACTTCATCAATTTTACTTTCTGAAACAGAGGTTATCCGCCAATCATACGAAAAAGATTGATATCTTTTGGTTACCTTGGCCTCAACATCAGTAACTGAAAAACCTTTTACTAATTTTTCTTCTCTGATTTTTTTAATTTTTCCTGTTGCTTCATCAGGCAATTCATATTGAATTTTTGCTACAAAATACTTTTCATCCATGGTTAAATTATTTTCCTAAATAATCGGATAATTTTTTCATCAAATCAAGCGATTTGTTTGTGGTAGGGTCTGATTTTACCTTTTTTTCTTCTTCGAGGTTTTCTTCATACTTATGTCTGTCATTTACATCGGAGAACAAGTAAGCACCTGGTGTAGAGGGAGAAGATACCAAATCAAAACAAATCAATTCAAAATCATCTTGAACTTCATTTCTTTCTCCTACTTTCTTTAGAGAACCAACCCCTCTCGACGATACCCCCATAGTCACACCCTGTCTCATTAAATTTGCCGCAACATCACCTTTACTTGAAACAATCCCTCTTTCATGAAAACCTGGAGTAGTTAATAATTTTAATTTTCCCATCAAAATATTTTTATCCCACCAAACATCAGTAATTAAATGTGAAACCCTATCTAAATCTATAAGTGAAGATTCAGGATGATTCAATTCAGAAGTAGATAAACCTTTCTCAATTATTTTTCTATATCTGTCGGCTTCTCTTTTCAATATTTTTTCAGGATAAAATCTTCCGTTTCTATTCGGAGTATCGTATTTCTGAAGTACAGCATAAAATTCAAAAGGATTTCTATAATCTAAATTTTTTGCTTCTTTTAACATATTAGCATTATGTTCATCTCGCGGCGAAACATAACCAGCATCCATCTCAATCAAAATGCCGTGCCCCGTTTCATGTGCTTCTAAAATTCTGAGTTGTTTCATTCTTCCTTTTAAAAGATAAATATATTGCTAGTATTGTTTAATTTTTTGATTTCGAAAAATCAAAATATTTGTTGTTGGAAATATTATTTGTGTAAATATTTTTTACAATTTTTTTGATACCTTCTTTTAAAATTGGTGACTTGAATTCGTAGTCCTGTGTAACGAATAAATTTACTTCTAAATTAAAAAAAGATTTTTTTCCTTTGTTTATACCACTGGTTCTCAAATCTAAATCAACAATATTTTTTTCTAAAAAAATTTCTTGTGATATTGAATTGTATACAGAATGTTTTATTTCACGGTTTAAATTACAAACAACTCTGTTCCAATTATCATATTCAATTTTGGGACAAACCCAAGATTGAATATTTATGTAAATTGATTTCAAATTTTTTGAATCTACTGTTCCGTATACCGATTTAATTGGTGTAAATAAATTTAATTTTACACTTTTTCCTTTTTTCATTCATTTTCATATTTCATAGTTTATTTTGATACAAAAGTAACCATAAAGTTATTTATTGTCAAAAACACAATATATATAAAATATGTTGATTATTGAAATAACCAAATCGGAAAATTTAGAGAAAGCTTTGAAAGTTTTGAAATCCAAGGTAATAAAGACAAAACAGAATCAAAAATTACTTGAAAAGAAAGAATTTGAGAAAAAGTCCGTTACTAAAAGAAAAGCATTACTGAAAGCAAAATACACTCAGAGAAAAAAAAATAATTTATAAATTTTTTTCCAAACTCATCAATTTCACATAGTTCATCTGATTAAAGTCCTGAGTTTGAATTTTTTCTATAGTTTCTTCAATTTTGAATTTTAATTCTTCCTCAGATTCATTTGTGAGAATTGTTTTCAATTTATTTATTGTGGAGTCTTTCAAATTTTGATAATCTTCTATCAAGTTTTTACTATCTGTTTTCACGACGTTCATGAAAATTTTTTTAGAATCCTCATCCATGTTTGTGATGTAATTTTCTAATGTCTGATTCGCAATTTTGACCATACTAGACACAGGTATCTTTATAGACTCTTTTAAATTTTCTTTTTTCGATTTTAGAATTTGGATAATTTCTTTTTTCGCATTTACACGTTCAGACAAATTTAAATTATTCGTATAAACTAAAGTGTCTATGTTTTTATAATTGTTATTTGTATTTTCCTTAGCAAGTTTGGGTAATTTTATTGTAGGTAAGATTCTATTGATTACAGACAAACCCTCTTCTAAAAAATCTTTAGCGTCGCTTTCATTCAGACCTTGATTTGTAGACAATTGGTCGTAAATAGAGTAAAGTTTAGATATTGATTTATTATTCAATATGTTAGACCTGAATTCATTGATACTTTTCTTAAAATCTTTTTCATTTTTATAAGATTCAATAAGATGGTTTTCTATGGCGGTTTTTATCTGTCCGAATGTCATTACTGTGGATTTACAAATAAATATTATGAATTTAGTAACTTGTTTAACTCCTTTGTAATTTCACCCAAAGAATTTTGTCCATGTGATAAATCTATGTTTGTTGGACCTTCAATAAAGTTATTTTCAACTAAAATATTTAATTCTTTAGTTTTGGATTCTGGTGTAACTTCACCTCCCTCAGGAGTTGCTCCAGGTGCTGCTGGAGCTTCAGGTGCTGGTTGTTCTGGGGGCGGTGGTGCCATTGTTTCCGCACCTGAGGGTTCAAATCCTCCTGTTTCAGGTGCTGATTGTGTTGTAGTTCCTCCAGTGGTTGACCCATATAGTTTGTCTAAATTATCAAATATTCCTGTTTTTGTTATTACCGTTGGTGTTGCTTTCAATTCTTCACCCACAGCTCTTTCTAATCTTTGTTGTTGTAAATCCAATTTGACTTCATCATCTGACCAACCAAAAATATGTTTTTTAGCCCAGGTTGTAGATGTTGCAGATATTCCACCTCCTGGGTCAGATACCATATCTTTATATAGTGTGACCTTTTCTTTCCAAACATCAATTTTGAGTAGGTCGGCTTGAGTAGAGGGATTTGTAAGACCTAAAGTAAAATTCTCAAGTTCATCTTCAAAGCCTAAAAGGAATAAATGTACAATTGCAATTTTATTTAATTCCTGTAGCATACTTTTTTGAATCCTATTGATTGTTCTGGCAAACCTGATGTCTTGTAAGGAAAGGTTTTTACCATCACCTACCACCTCCTCAAATCCTAAAAATGCTTTAGGAACTCTAAGAGCTGTTAGTAATTTTTTCTGAATATATTCAATATCAGCAATTTCTGATAAATTTTGTGCACCAGGAAGTGTGTCAATTGGACTCGGTGCTGCTGGGTCTCTGACAGGAACGAAATAATCTTGGTCTACCGCCATCTGATTAAATCTCATATCAACTTGACCCGTTTTACTATCTACTATTTGTTCCCTCTTGAATTTGTTGGCAACACGCTGTACATATGCTTCAACATCATCATCGTTCATGTTTCCGACGAAAACTTTGAAAATTCTTCTTTCAGGTGCTCTAGAAGTACGATAAATCAACATCGCATCTTCAGATAATAATAATTGTTTCCAAATTCTTCTTGCTTTTTCTAACATTGAAGTACCGTAAGGTAACCTCCTGTCATCACCTAATAATCTAAAATGTGCAATTTCCCATGATTGGAATGTCATGTTTTTATTTTTCCAATCAAAGTGAAGTGCTTTTCTATCTTCAGGCTTATCAGGTTCAACTGTAATTTTCTGTGATGTTCCCACTTCTCTTCTTTCGATTTCGATTGTAGGTAATTGTTGACAACCAACAATTCCTTTTTCAGGGTCCAATTTAAGATAAACGAAGTTATCACCATACTTACAAGTGTTTCTTGTCCACATGGGTAGATTTGTGTTTATATCTAAAGTATTGTTGAAAAGGTCAGCTAAAACTGATTTGATTCTTTTAGATTCCGAGTAAATTTGCAAAATAAATCCATCTTCATTAGTTGTTGTTGATTCCTCAGCATAAATGTCCAAAGCTGCGGAAATTTCAGGCGTGTATTCCATTGACTCATAATCATATTGTGCCGATAACCTAGATGGTTCATAATAAATGGCCTGAGAGTATAGATTGTTTTCAACTTTAGCCCACTGATTTGCTAAATAAAAACTTTGTTGTGCTTGTAACTTTTCCCTCTCATATTCAGTTCTGTCAGTTGTACGTAATAATACTTTTTTGTCAAACTTATATGTGGGATAATCTTGACCTAACAAAGAATTGGGTCCAAAGGTTTTGGATAACCTTTGCCAAATCGTTAAATTCTGTTCACTCATTTTTTAATTTTACTTGTCTAATCAATAATATAAATAGTTATTTGGTCCCAAATAACCACCCATATTTTTGATAATCGGCCTTAGTTGGACCGTTTGTTGGATATATACCTGAATTACGATTAGACTGAGGAACCATAGGATTAAAATAATCTGAGGTGTTTTTATTTTCGTTTACGGTTGAGGTCCATGAATTTAGCATTGCTTTAGTGTGGTTGACAACTTTTTGTAATGATTGAAATGATTTCTCTGCAACATATATCGCCATAGATATGGCCATTATACAATCATCATGGTGTCCCTTTTGATGGTCAGGCCTACCGTTTATAAAAATAAAGGTATTCATTTCGTTATATAAACGATTGGAATAGATTTTAAAATCATGTCTTACTGCCTCTTCAAGAGATGCAATTATCTGAACCCTTTTGGAATTAAAATTTATACCAGGTATTTTTTCATTAGCTTTTGGGTCCCATTTCCATTTTTTATTTGGGTCTATATTGTCAACATATAAACCTCCCTCATAGTTTAATTCTTGCATTTTTCGGGCAGTAGAAATTCCCATTCCACCAGTTATATCAATAACACAGTAAGCTCTGTACATTGTACCCCATTTGTAAGCAATCTCCGCAAGTACATCTGGAGGGATTTTACCTACATATTCTAATACTTGTTCTTTGGTATCAAAGTCAATAATTTCTATACATGAAAAATCCTCAGAATCACCTCTTGAAACGTCAACACCCATTACGTACTTATGATTATTTTCAGGTTCTTTGAAAATCCAAAGAGAACTTCCCATCAATTTAGCTTGTGGCTCTCGGAGACTGTTTTTTGCAATATTTTGCATCAATTCAGACTCAAAAACATTATCACCTGAACCCAAAAAATTACACTCCAATTCTTGGGCAACTTTTCTTCGGTCAAATTTTAGTTTTTTGACCATTCCTTCGAACCACGCAGAACATGGTTTATAACCCTTGTTTATGTAATCTGTTGTAATTGAATGGTCTCTCTCATATGGATTTTCTATTGAAAGGTCAATAACTACATCTTTGGCGTAGTCTTCTCTATTGAGAAGAAAATGAACTAAGTCGTTTGTTTTTACAACATAAAGGTCTTTTGTATATCTCGGGTCTCGATACCAAAACATTTCTGAAATTTTGAACTCATTCATTCCTCTGAGTGCTTGGTCATAAATTTCATAATAGATTGGGTCATATCCGTTTGGTGTTGAAACAACTATAACTTTACCACCTGTAGAAAGTGAGGCCATACATGCAGACCAAAAATCATTGTCCGCCTCAATGAACGCTGCTTCATCAAAAATTAATATTGTAGGTGTGTAACCACGTAAGGCATCTTTAGATGTAGCAACTGCCTTTACTTCACAATCATTTGAAAGTTTGAAATGTCTTTGTGAGTTTTTTTCTGCAGAAAACCCGATACCAACCCACTCAGGCCATTGTTCCGTGAACGACCTTATTTTGTTAGCCATCTCGACGGAAGTGTCAAGTTTATTGGCAATTATTAGAATTTTTTCAGGTTTTTGTTTTTTTGCGAAAACTAATTTTTTTGAAGCCCAAGCTGCTGTCACGGTAGAAACACCTGCTTGTCTGTATTTTAGGGCAATATTTTCATTATGAGCATCATAATCTTCAATCAATCTTACTTGGTCAGGAAATAAATCTAAAGGAACGTACTTAGATACCGTGTTATCGTAAGTTTGTAAATAAGTTTTTAATGCATACGGAGTGTTCCTCATGCATTTTGTATATTCAATAATTAGTTGTTCTTTCGTCATCCAAAATTATTTGGGTCGACTTATACCTAAATTACTCAAGAAGTCGTCCAAACTATCGTCATCGTCAATATCGGAATCATCACTTTTCTTTTGAGTTTTCAAATAATCTTCATACTCTTTTTTAAGTTCCATCGCTTTTTTCATGATTTCTCTGTAACGTTCTTTAGCCTTTGAAACTTTTGATGGAATCTTTGAAATTGTATCGCCAAAAATTTGAAGAAATTCACGATTTGGAATTTGGTATAATTCGATTTCAAACCAGTTTATCAAACCTTTATTTTCAGGAAGAAACATTTCGTCGGGTAACGCAAATCTAAGTTTTTCTACAACAGGAGGTCCTAACCGCAACTGCATGGGTTCGTTAGAGAGAACATCAACAGCTGCTTTCACTTTTTCACGCATTTGAGGGTCCTTGGGTAGACCAAATCTAGCGTTAGCCTTTTTGATTCCTTTAATAATTTCATGACATAAAATTGGAAAAAATAAACCCTCGGCAACTATTTTGGTGTCTGGTTTATCTTGAGAATCTTCTTCTCCTTCTCCTCCTTTGTCATCAGCATCCTCCAACGATACTTTACCGGCAACACCATTTCCTGTGGCTGACATGTGTTCAATCATTTGTTCCATGGTGAAATACAATAAATCATTGACGGCCATAACCCCCAAATAAGCTGGGTACAATCTTGAGTCGATTGCGTCAAGTTTAGTTTTAACTTCAGGTTTTTGAAATAAGTAGTGTCCTTTTTTTGCGGCACCCTGAACAAGAGCATTTATAATATTTCTTTTGTGTTTCTCTAACTCAAACTCTTCTTGTGGTGTCAAATTTTCAATATCAAAATCATCAAAACTCAAACTCTGTTTTTTTTCTTCATTTTCATCATCTTCATCTTCGGGTTCTTCGGGTTCGTATCTAAAATTGTCCACGTCAATAGGTTCTCTATTTAACATGGCTTCAATTTGATACCAATCCTCAGGTGTCTCAGTTTCATCCAAACAAACATCTTTAGCCAATTCTTCCAATTCCTCTCTATGTTGAGATTCGATTCTTAAAATCATAGGTACCTTACTCATCTCCTCCATATAAATTCTTTGAATTACATTAGGAGTTAGTCTTTCCATCCCTTTGACTTGACGCAGCTTATCAACGACCGTTTTGAAACGTTCTGTTGCTAACCTTTCTACATCTTCAACCCCTTTTTGGAATGCTGGTGAGCTAGCATATAAATTTTCGGGACTTGAAAGTTTTCTTTCTAAGTTTGGGTCCATCCTCTCAGGATAATTCCCATAATCAATTGCTTCTAATGTTCTTTTTTTCATTTTTTTCTCAACATTTTCATTATAGTAGATATAACTTTGTCTTTGACTTTTTCTGGTTCAACTGCCATCGGTGACTCTTTTTCACCTGGATTAGGATTTTGTCCAGGTCTCATGGGTCTAGGTTTTGGTTTTGTAGGTGTAGCCGGTTTTGTAGGTGTAGCCGGTTTTGGGGGTGCTGTAGCTGGTTCCGATTCTCTCAAGTATTTCATGAGGTCTTTTTTTGTAATTTTTGGAGAAAGATGTCTTTCGACAATTTTTTGAATTTCTGTTTCTAAAAACAAAGATACATTTTTTTTACTTTCTTCCAAAGATTTTTTCACACCCATAACACAACTTTCATACTTGGCTTTTTGTTTTTTTGTCCACTCACTTCTTTCCGTAGTTCCGAATTCTTCTCCCATTTTTGCAGTACAAATAGCCCAGGGATTTTTCGCATTTTTCTTTTTTGACTCTTCAATCGATTCAAAATTATACATACCATCATCATTCATGGAAGAGTCTTCTGTTTTATCCGGTCCGAACCCATCGTTTGAACTTGGACCAACTTGTTGTGGGTCTTGAGTTTGTTTCTTCTGATTTGGGTCCATATCAACTTCTTCCTCTTCCTCTAATTCTTTTTCAATCATCTGAACAGGAACCCCCTGTGTAGATAAGTTTTTTACCGTTTGAATCGCATTTGGTGTTGTACTTTTGATTTGTACGGGAGCACCTTTGGATTGTATTTGTTCACCAAATAATTTTGAATGTAATAAATTTATTTCAGATTCATTCAATTTCAGAACAGTTCTTGAAGGGATTCCTTTTTCAATAAGTTCCAATGATTTAATTTTAATTTTCATATACAACTTTCTTTTCAAATTCGAGAATCAAATCTCTCTCGTATAATTTATCTTTTATAACTTGCTCTGACTCTCCGAACCTAAAAATCATTCTTTTATGTCCCTTTATTTCTTCAGGTTCCCAAGCCATCGCAACTACATCATCTAAGGCATCTATCATACAAAAAAAATCGGAGTTCTGAATCAATTCCAATTTAACATCAGTATTTCTCAAAACTCCTACCTTTTTTATATATTTCAAATTCGGAGGTGATGGATAACCATTACTTGGTTTTGATTCCCAATTTTCTCCCCAAACATCTTCCAAATTTTCGTCAGAAAATATGAATTCGTAAATGTTATCGCCTTTGTAGTTAGGTCCTAAACCATTAACGAAAACCAATTTACTCATAAAATTTCTCCCTCAGGTGATATTTTAATTTGTTTTTGGTTATTTTCAAAAACTATATTTTTTTTATTTGTTTTACCAACAACATTGAAAGAAGGATTTGCTCTTAAAAATTTTTCTGAGACAAGTTCTTGTTTAACAGACTCAGAAAGTTTCACTACTTCTGTCATTTTTTTTCTTAGAGTTACCTCTTGTATTTTACTTTTTCTTTGTTTTTTTTCTTTTGACTCCAAGATTTCCTTCTTTGTGATTTCGAAATATCTTGATAAAACTTTATCAACTTTTGATTCTTTGAAGATACTATCAAGTATTGAACCGTTTCCAGAGTTCATTTCACCCATCTCAGCCTTTGGTTTGTCCATATCTACTTCAATATCTTCAACTTCCGAATCTGAGGTAATATCCTCATCATCTAATGACAATTCATCATCAGACATATCCGTGTCCATATCTCCTTCAGGTCTTTCTTCCGCATCTTCAAATTTAGACATGATATCCTCTTTGTCTTCCTCAGATAAGTTTTTCAAATCTAATGAAGAAAGAACCATGTTTATTACATATTTTATGTCTTCGGAAGTCATCCCGTCTTGATTATCAAACTCTCTAATTTTTTGTGTAAGTTTTCCTGTCAATTTTTGAATTGTCTTGAATGTTACCATCTCATCAGATGCCGATGACATATCTTCTGAAGAATCATCCATTTCAGGTTCACCCTCAGGAGCAGATTCTGTATCATCCATTTCCATATCTGCATCCAATTCAAGTTCACCATCAGGCATTTCTTCAGCACTCATATCCATTTCTTCTTCCCCTCCAACAGGTGAATCAGGTAATTCTGGTTGAGGAACCGCTGGCGGTTCTGCTGGTGGTGCCGGTGGTTCTGCATCAACGGGTTCAGGTTTAGGAGTTTTCAGAACAAATTTCTTTTGTTCACCATATAATTCTACTCCACCTTCATTTTCATTCAATCTATTCAACTCTCCGGCCAATAGATTTAGTCTCTTGAACGCCTGTGAATATGAAGAATAATACTTCCTATTTTTCATAGGCTCTATGTAATCTAACTCAGACTCAGAAACTATTTTCTTGATTATATATCCTTGTTTTTCTTTTACAATCTGATAATCATTACCATCGGCTAGATTTATTGAATAGAATGATTTTGCCGTTTCGTTTACTGAATTCGGAATTGTTTCATTATACTTAGCGATTTCAAGAATTCTTTTGATTTTGTCTTGACCTGTGAGTTTTTCACTCCCTATTGGTTTTAAGTCTCCCATTTTTATATTTTTTTATATGTTTTAATTATTGAGTCCGTTAAATCCTCCTAATGTTATGGCGTTTAGTTGGATTGCTATTCCGTTTTGAGTTGCATATCCCGGATGAGGTACTTGTGTTCCTGGTGGTAATGTTCCGCCACTGAAAGAACCTAACATACCCGCAGTATATTCATAATTTTGATTCACTGAGGTTCCAGTATATACCACACCACATTCAGCACAATCAACAAATGGACCATCATTGTATATTGCAGTAGCAACTATCGGACCGTAACTTGTATCGGTGACAAAATAACAATTATAATCTAAATTGTTATTGTCAAATGTGAATAAATACATTTCTCCAATACTTGGGGATACACCTGAAATTTCAACAATAGATGAAGTACCGAAACAATCCACGATTTCCCAAAAACCAGGAGGAGTTGGAGTCGGTGTCGGAGTCTTTGTTGGTGTCGGTGTATTAGTTGATGTATTGGTAGGGGTTTGAGTTTGAGTAGGTGTATTAGTTGGTGTTGCTGTATTTGTTGTTGTATTAGTTGGCGTTTGTGTTGGAGATGCCGTGTTAGTTGCTGTATTAGTTGGCGTTTGTGTTGGAGATGCCGTGTTAGTTGCTGTATTAGTTGGCGTTTGTGTTGCCGTATTAGTTTGAGTTTGAGTAGG